TACCTCCAGAGACATCTCCACCAGCTGCTTTAGGCCCACCAAAATAGCTTGAAATACTCATGCTGCCCTCGCCTGGTACCGCTACATTGCTGGATTGAAATACACTACCAGATAAAAGTCCACCAAGCAAAGATGACGCTTGTGCTTGTAATTGAATCGTGATTATATTTTGAATAATTGTTTTGGCCAAATCAGCAAAATTTAATTTGCCTGTTTTGACAAAATTGGCAAGAGCACTATCCATGCTTGATGTCACCGAATTAAACATATTCTTTGCAGTATTGGCTGCATTTGTTGCATTATCAATATATGAATTAAATGCAGTTTCCCAGCCATATTGGAATGTTCTTTGCTGATCTAATGCAGATTCTTTTAAATCAATTTGAATTTGACCCAATTCCTTTTGTTGCTGAATATGTTTTTCAATTTGTGAATCTGACAATCCAGATATTGATGCATTCTTTTTGAATTCATTTAATTTTTGTTGTAAATCATATTGTTCAAGCAAATAATTTCTTTCTTTAGGCAAAAGCATTATTAATGAATTTTCATATTCCAATCTTTTATTTGCAAGATCAGCCAATCTTTCATTATCCCTTATTTGTGAAAGTGCATTTCCAGCTTGAATAATAGCATTTTGACCTAATGCTTTGTTTGCCGAATATTGTTCGGTTTCAATTTGCTCAAAAGTTTTATCTGCATTGATTTGTTGAAGTAAAAATTTATATTCTGCAAGTGCTTGAGTATTTCTTTTTATATTATTGTTTTGCTGAGTTGCACGTTTTATTTCAATATCTGCTGATGCATTGATTGATGCTTTTAATGCATCTGTTCCAAGTTTGTTTTTTTCAAGTTCTTCATTGCGTTTTGCATTAATTGTGACAATTTTTTCTTGTAATGCAACATCTTGAATTTGATTTTTAAGAATCCATCCACCATTGGTGATTTGCTGAATTTGCAAATTTGCTCTTTGTTGATCAATAGCCAATAATTGATTTGTCAATTGCAAAGCAATTTGCTTAATCTGTGCTTCTTTTGAAATGCTTTCAACAATTTGTTCAGAAGATTTTTCTCTTTGCTCATCTGAATCAATAAAATCTGAAAGTGTTTTTGTTGTGCTTTTTTCTTTTTTGGTTGATGACATTGATGCACTGAATGCAGCAATACCACCAGCAACTGCCAATCCTTTGATAATCAAACCAATTGGTGATGTACCGCCAGCTGTCAAATTAAATATCGCAGCAGCAGTTTCTGCTTCTTTAATAGCTGTGGCAACTTCAACAAATGCAGCAGCAAATTTTAAAATATTTGAAATTGCAGTTGCTGCCACTAACCCTTCAATAATTGCTTTGAAAGTTTCAATCTGAGTTGCACCAGCACCAGTGAATGGTGAAATGACATTAGCAAAAGCAATTTTTAAATTTTCAAGATTTGCTTTTAATGTTTCACCAAGTTTTGCAACTTTTTCAATGCCTTCAGCATATTCTTTATATTTTTCAGTCCCTTGTCCCAATACCGCTTGAACTTCTTCAAGATCGACACCAATACCAGAACGACCTAATAATTCTTTTACTGCTTTAACTCTTTGATATGTATCACCAATTCCATTCAATCCACTAGCAACTTTTTGAATTGCCTCATATGGGCTTAAATTTTTTAATTCATTAAATGAAATTCCTATTCTTTCAAAACTTGCAATTGCAGAATCATTGCCTTCTTTTGCACTTTCAATTTTTGTAAATAGATTAGATAAAATTTTTGATGCACTGTCTGCATTTGCTCCAGAACTTAATAAAGCCTGTCTAAATGCCAATGTTTGTTCAATGCTTAAATCATAACTTTTTGAAAGATGATCAAGCGAATCAGCCAATTCAATAGTTTGATCAATTAATGTTGTTAATCCAACTAACCCAACAACATCTCCAAATTTTTCCCAAAGTTCTGAAACTTTTTTAACGCCTTCTCCAAGTTTATTAAAAGATTCTTGAAGTTCTTTTGCTTGTTGTTTTGCTTGTGCAGTGGCTTTGTCCCACTCAACAGTGACAAGTCCTAATTTAACTGATAGTGAGCCAATAACTGCCATTTTTAACTGCCTTTCGTTGCATCTATTTTATCAAGTGCATTGGTGATTGCCCAGCCTAATCTTGAAACAACTTTATCATAATTATTTTCAATTGCTGGTCTTAAAAATGGATGTGCCGCATTGTGTGCATTGCCAAATTCTTGAGATACTGCTACTGGTCTTGTATTTGTCCAATATGCTCGAACTTTACCTTTTTTAGTTAAAATAAATTTTTGAATTGAATCATCTCTAATTGGGCTGACTGAAACCCTGACCATATATGACTCGCCTTGATAAGTGGTACTTGCTTTATCTCTGGCTTGTGGCCTGTGTGCTTTTACATAAATATGATTGAATAAATCATATGTATCTTTGGGAGCAAATGTCTTGGCATCTTGAAAAACTGGCTCAAAAGCATAAAGTAATGCATTTTTCCAAATCCGATCAGTTTTTGTTTTTCCAATTTCTTCAGCCAATTGATCCATTTCAGAAAATAATTCCTTGAATCCTTCAACTTGAAAAGTGACGTTCATTTTTTAAACCTTTCCATTGAAAAGCCTTGAGCTTGAGACATAAAAGTTAATAATGTGTCACTGACTTCAGAATCTTTTTGATTTGGGTCTTTTTGATATTCTACTATCCAAGGAAAAATTTGTTCAGCTTTATATGAAGAACTTTTTGCTGGGTCTCGAATATAGTTAAAAATTGCCACAGTTAATGGAGTAATAGCATCATATATTGCCTTATTTCCCAAAATTCCATCTGAATACATTACTGAAATATCAGTAAATGTTTCTTCATCTATATCTTCAACTGTATTTGGATGGTGGCCATTAAAAATTAATGCAGCTTTAACTTGTCTTCTTAATGAAGTTCTGAGTTTTTTTTTGTATCTTGATAATTGGGTCTAATTGCTTTGTCAATTTGTGCAATTATTTCTTTGATTGCATTCTCTGGAAATTCTTCAGTAATTTCTTCAAAACTTTCAGTAATTGGCTCACCAGTGACACTTTGCAATAATCCAAAATATTGTTCAACTTGAATTTGCCAGCTGGCTTGCAATTGAGCAATATTGCGAACTGATGTTCCAGATACCAATACATCATTTTCAAGAATTTTTATTTCACTTTCTTGAGTATTTAATGCTTTGATTAAATCTGGGTTGGCGTCTTCAATGGTTTTTCTTAATGGCCCAGCAAGTTTTTGATATAGTGTTTCAATTAAATCTTCATTTGGATTTCTCACTTTTTCAGTGATTTGTTCCATTTCACGCTTAACTGGAACTCTTACTTTAAGAGTGAACTCACCATCATTGACTTGAATGCTGATTGTTTTTAATTTAATGGCAGTACGAACTGATTCATAATTGCTGCCTAATTTTGATGCAATACTCATATTAATTCAACTTTCCAATAATTATTTTTTTAAAAATAAAAGAATTAAGTTGAATAACATAATCGACCACTTCCTCGGGAGTCATTGAGTCGGCATGGTTTTTGGCAATATCAAACGCCAAATTGATGCCAGTGATTTTTTGTTGTGAAAAACCAAACCAGTCTTTTTTCCCAGACTCGGCTTGGTTTATCAAATATCCCAAAAGATCATTATTGTTTTGTATTATTGACATTGTGTTTTATTCTGTTTTTGTTTCTATTGGTGTTTCAACAATTATTGGTCGAAATGGGTCATCCCCATTGGCCAAACATTTGGCAATAGCCTCATCAATATCTTCCACTTGATAAGTTTTGCCATTTGCAAATTGAACTGTAATCATGGTTTTGCCTGATTAAGTATTATTTGACCAGCCGTAGAGATTACCCCTGGGATGGACTGTGAATGTAACTTTTCCTTCAGACTTAGTGTTCATATCGATTTTGAATTCAGACACTCGGCCATTGAAAGCATAAGCCACTGTATTGGAGCCAGACACTGCTGCAATCACAAAAGTGCGATCAATCACGCCAGAATAGGC